CTCCTCAACAAATGGATTACCACGAAGGTCTGTATAGTTCATGATATTAAGCTCCAGTGGCACAACTTCTACCGTGCCACCTTGATCGTAATAGCTTAAGCCGCGTACGTGCTTGATTACTTCGACTTCTGCGTCTTGATCTTCAAATGCTGTTAGCCATTCAACCAGTTCTTTGACTTTCATTTTCTAGGCCTAATCGAGGGAGTGCCGTGGCCCGTGCCGTAGCCGTAGCCGCCGTAGCCGCCGCCGTCGCCGTCGCCGTCGCCGTCGCCGTAGCCGCCGCCGTCGCCGTCGCCGTAGCCGTAGCCGCCGTAGCCGCCGCCGTCGCCGTAGCCGTAGCCGCCGTAGCCGCCGCCGTCGCCGTCGCCGTAGCCGTCGCCGTAGCCGTAGCCGTCGCCGTAGCCGTCGCCGTCGCCGTAGCCGTAGCCGCCGTAGCCGCCGTAGCCGACCAACAAAAACGCATCGAAACTTGTCATAAAACCTCTGAAAAGTGAAAAATCTCAAGGCACACAGGCTCGTGCACCTTAAGACACAAAACAATCAAATCCCCCAATCTTCGCTAACGGGGACAGTAAAAATCACAGATGCACGTGGTACTTTCACCTGGTTTGTCATTGCGCGAAGATCAACCTTGTTAGAGTTTGGATCAGCAATCATGCCAGTAAACCCAATACTTTCCCATTTAAGCACATGCACAACACGCGAAAGAGTGATTTCTGCGTCTGTTTGTGTAACGTCACCAGCAAAGACCCATCCGCGATCAATTACGACCACGGCGCGATCTGGTGTTGTGTCGCTCATTTTAATTGAGGGGGCTAATACTAGTGCTGAATTGCCCTAGTGATCACATCCTACAGGCCTAGCGGCTTGCCAGTGGACTTCCGCAACAATCCGCAACAATTAAACCATAGGCCGTGGCGCCACCTTGATGTCAGGATAAAGTCTTTTTTCGCTGGCTGATGGTTTTTTTAGGTGATCCTCTAGCACTTTAGAGGCTTTTTCAAAGGGCCATTCTTTGGTATCAGCAAATTTTTGCCAAACATTATTGCGCTCCTGTTCCCAAAAATCCTCTCGCAATAATTCACGGCGCAATTCTGGATCAGTTTCTTCTACTGCAAGATCAGAAACTGGTGAAATACTGCATCGGCAACGCGGATGCTGCGTACCAACCATTTCGCTTAATAAATATATCTTACCATGCCTAGAAGCGCAATAGGGACAAGTTCTTTCATCTTGTGTTGCAATAAACCGCCCATACTTATACCCATTCCTCCCTGCTGCTGCTTTTTGCGCATTAACATAAGCATTAGCAAGTTCAGATCTAGCAATCAATTCAGCCCGTCGAAGCATTCCTAGGCGTTGCGTAATACCGTCAGGATCCTTAGCTCCAAGCAATGCAACTCTTATGTCTTTTTCTAATGTTTTAGATCCTTTTCCACGTCCGATACCATCTTGCACAATGCGTGCAATATCATCACGAAAGGTTTCCACTTCGCGTCGGATATAAGCTGATGCTGTATTAGCAGCGCCAATCACAGCTTCTTTGCTTGCGCCAACAAACATTCCATTACCTTTGTTACTTGGATCAACAAGTTGCGCTAATTCTTTGCCTAGATCACTACCAAGTTGCACGGCTTCCGTAAAATCTTTTCTATATTGCATTGTAATACGATTCAATTCTTCTTCAGGGAAGTATGATTGCGCGATTTGCATTAGTGCAGTGAATTTTGCATTGCTATCAGCGATAGAATATGACATTGGCCTACGCATCTTGCCATCAGCAGAGCGATATTTTTCAAGCTCAGGATCAATGAAGTCAGAATAATATCGGCGCAGATCTTTCAAAGTACGTCTTAGCGCTCGAACTAATGCCGCTTTAGTATTTTCTACGGCACGATCGCTTAGTATATCCAATGCTTCGGCATAATCATCGGCTAGTGTTAGCTGCTGGTCTCCAATGGTTACCATGATCGCCTGATGCTGATTTGCCTATGTTACAGGTTGTTTCATTTTTTGGGGAGTCTTGAGTGATAGGGTGGTATTTCGTCACGGGGAGACCCATTCATTGCATTAAACCCAATGGCAGCCATTCAACCTGAGTCACGCTTTGAACTGCAATACAAACATGGTGATACATGGTTGGATCGCCATTCGGGAGCAACTGACTACTTTCAAGCGTTTAGTCCTAATGATTTGTTGTTTGACACCTACCAGTCCGCCGTGCATGCGCTTGATGAGATAGAAAATATCGGCATGAATCGCGAGAATCTTAGAATTGTGGGAGTTGACTTGGCGGATGAAGATTGATCATCGCCAGACCCAATCAACAGCAATGGCCCGGATTAGCCGGGCTTTTTGCTGGTCATTGATATTATCTTAATAGATCACAAATAGAACGCTGCAACTGCTTTCCCATTGTTATTGTTGATCAGTCTTTCTATTTCCTTTTTTCTTGTTTTACTATTTGCCAACGGGCGAGTGTATTTAGGTTGATAAACCCTGCCGCTTGCCATTCTTTCTCCTACTGGCTTAAATCTGCCTCCACCTACTTTCTGAATTCCTCCAAATAAATTAAATTGCCTCATGTTGCCGCGTTTGAATACTATTCTTTTTGATGATTCTGCAAATGTTTTCCGTTGGCTTACTGCTTGATTAAACCCAATACTTGCGGCAATCTTTTTACCAAGCTCATTACTTCTGTATCGCTGTGCGGCGGCAGATCGTTTTCTACTGCGAAACTGAAACGCCGCTTTCATTGGCTTTGCTGCTGTCTTGTTGACGGGAGAGGGCTTCAGCCCCTTCGGCTTGGCAATGGTGCCTGGTGTGCGGGGGAGGGTGGTGCGGCTGCCTTTGGTGCGGGTGGGGGGCTTAGGGGGCTTAGCTTTGGGCGTGCGAATATCGCTGCGGCGAACCGCGTTGTCATAACGCGCGTAACCCTGCTTTGTGGCCCCTGCCATTCCTTCCGCAAAGGATTTGGCTCTTATGGTTGTCATTTGACTTTTCCGAATCTTAGCGTCTGCTTCTTCCGCTTTTTTGAGCCTTGTAAGTGCTGTTTTTCTTGCTTTCGGAGTCATGTCCGAATATGGATTATTTGCTGGCATGGCTTTATTTTGTGCTTTCTTTAACTCTTCCTTCGCTTTAATCGCTAACTCATTAAGCGATGAATTTCTTGCGCCTGCTCTGTTGGCAACTTTTCTTCTCTGCGGGGAAAGTGGTGCAAGTTTGTTACTTCCCTGCAAAGCGGGAACCACCGTCGTGCGCCGCCTCTGTACTGGGCTGGGCTCCGTGGATTTAGCCGCTGACAACGCCTTCTTCGCCCCCTTTAGCGCCTTCCCGCTTTTCCCTCCGCTCACCTTCGGCGTCGCGTCCCGCACGATTTCCGCCATGCCCCGCATGGTCCTGGCATCGCTCTGCGCCAGCTCGCGGAGGCCTGCCCGCAGGGTGTCAGCAACCTTGCCGCCCTTGGCCGTGCCACGAATGCGCTCCCCAGCAGCAGTAGCAGCACGCTCCTTGATTGGCCTAAGCTTTTGCCCTGTAATTGACTCAATCTCTCTAATGCGTTGCGCATCAGCTTGTGCTAGTGATCTAAGCGCACCGCGCAGAGTAGCGGTCATCGAACCCGGACGCTGCGAGGCTGGCTTCTGTAGGGGCTTAGCCTCAAGAATAGGACTGCGCTTTTTCTTGATTGTATTTGCGTTAGGCTTAACACCAATCAATCTTGTCTGATTTGTTTCAATCGCCTTAGCCAATTTTTTTCTACCTCGGGTCACGGCACCTTTCTGTGCACGCTTTGATAACGAAGTCTGAAGGGTTTGATCGGCCTTGTCGATGCCCGCTAGCTTGGCTCTGGACTTCTTCAACGATGTTCGTGCGGCCAAGGTGCCACCTTTCAGTACAGCAGCCTTGGCCGCTTTCCTGACGGCGCTAGGCGTGGCTTTTTTGCCACCGCCTGGTGTTGAGGCAAACTGCCCCTGTGCGTCGCGGACGTATTGGGTCCGCTTTTTGCCTGATCTGCCGCCGCGAGCCATGAGATTGTTTATGGATTTGGTTTAGTTTTCCCTTTCTTTTTGAGTTTGCGGACAATAGGGTTGGGATTAAGACCTTTAGTCTCTCGATAAGCAGACATTACCTGATAATCGTATTTCCTGCCCGTGCGGCGACCGGCATAGGTTTCTGCAACGAACTCGTCTGGAGACTGCGCTGCATATCCGCTAACTCGCTTTGCCAGACCTTTCTTTGTGTTCTTATTGGTGCCGTACTGATTAAACCAAGGATCCACGCCGCCGCCACGCTTGCCCATTTTGAGATCACGCATGTGCCCTACTTCATGCAATAAAACGTGAACCGGAGAAGATGAACTTGTCCATCCTGATGACCTTAGTCTGCGTTGCTCCATTGTCGGATTGCGCCAATAGTTAGCAGCCTTGTTCAAGTGTATAGACCTAACTTCTGGCTCGTTGAACGACACACGTCCTTCTGAATTATACAAAGGAGCTGAAGACAGTGTTTTTGCAAGACTTTGACCACCTTTGCGGCGCTTCCGATCACCCTCGCTATACACTCCAGACACATAGCCTTCTTTTGCTAGTCTAATGCGAGCAATTTCTATGTTTCTAGACTTTGTTTGATTTTTCATGCCGAACGTGTCCTCTCCTTTAACCGGCTTTGCCATCACATTTCTCGGCCTAAGGTTTGCTCTGACAAACTCTCCGGGCCTGATCCTTTGACCAGTCGCCTTAGTCGTTTCATTCTTCATAGACTGCAACACAGG